GACGTACTGCGCGAAGTTCGTGCACAGCGCGGTGATGATCGGGGAGTTCGCATACTGAGAGATGATCGTCTGCCAGATGTCGAACGGCGGCACGTCTCCGATCGGGCTCTGTCCGATGATGAAGGAGCCGATCGCGTTGCCGCCCGGTGCGGAGCCAGGCGCATATCTCGGATAGGGAGGACCCGACATCAGGCGTATGCCACCGCGATGTTCGCCGCCGAAATCTGCGGCTCTTGGTTGATGTTGACGCTGACGAAATTCTGGTTGGCCGCCGCGGCGGTGATCGACACGCCGCAGGTGATCGCAGCGGACGATGCCGTGGTATCGACGGAGGTCCCGTAAACGCCGGCGCCGCCCGGGGTGCCGCTGATCTGGGAGGTGATCGTGGTCCCGGTGGGAACGCCGGTGCCCGCGATGACGTCACCGATCCCTATGGTCCCCGTGACGGAGGCCGCGGTGATCTGGTTGAGCGCGTTGCGCGTCCCGGTGAAGGTGGCTCCCGCCAGCGTCAGGGAGTTGCTGACGGTGTACGTTCCGACGCCGCCCACTCCGGTCAGGAATGAGGAGATCGTCGTCCCCACCGTGATGCTGTTCAGAGAGTCGAACCCGGACAGGAATTGCCCCAGCGCGATCGTTCCGGACGTCACGGCGGTGACGGTGAGCGTGGTGCCGGAGATCGAACCGACGACGACGGCGCCCGCCGTGTTGTTCGATCCCACCAGCATCGTCTTGACCTGAGCCCACGATCCCAGCGCGGCAACCACCGCGCCGTACTGGCTGGCGTAGATCACGGAGCCGATGCGTGCCCGCGCCGGCGATGGAACGTTGGTCAGCGGAGCGGTGGTCAGCGTCGTCGAGTTCACGATCTGCGACGTGCTGAGCGTGTACGTTCCGGCGTTGCCGGCGCCGGTTCCCAGCGCGGAGATCGTGGTCCCCGGGATGACGCCGGGTCCGGAGAGGACCTGGCCCACCGCGATCGTGCCGGTGCCGACTTGCGTCACCGTCAGGATGTTGCCGGAGATCGAGCCCGTGAAGGTGGCTCCAGAGTTCGCGCCGTTAAAGGCGTTGACGATCGCCTGCTGCACCAGCGTCGTCGCGTTCGGAGGAACGAGCGTGCTGTTGGTGATCGTGACCGCATAATAGATTTGCAGAGAGGCCGGCGTCTGCCACGTGATCGTGTAGGACGGCGCCGGCGGCGAGTAGCCCGGGTTGGGATCGGTGACCACCTGAGAGTTGTTGCCGGCGAACATCGGGATGCCGGGCGGCTTCTTCCTCCAAATCGCGGAGGCCACGCTCGCGGCCGCTCCTCCGGTCACCGCCACATAGAGTGAGTTCGCCGGGATGGAGACGCCGCCGATCGTCACAGGCGCGTTGCTCGGGTTGTCCGTCACATAGGCGTCGAGCACGCCGGCGACGTTCAGAAGGTTGCCTTGGATCGCTTGGTTCGAGTTCACCGCGTTGGCGGCCACGGAAGCCTGCCGGCGCTGCTCGAACTGCTGAGAGGTCTCCGTGGCGGTGCCGATGGCGCCGGAGACCACCGTCGCGGTGTCCCAGCCCGGGATGGACTGGTAAATCTTGACGCTGGTCGGCACCGGCGTCGGACCCGGCACGAGAGCCGCGAACGATAGCGTCAGCGATCCTCCCGCGGCGGGGAGCGTCCCGGCCTGCGTGCATTGGTAGAGGTTTCCAGAAGGATCAACCACCGTCGCGAACGTGGTCGGCCCCGCCGATATCACGGCACCGGAGCCGGTGCACTGAATCTGCAGGGTGGTCGGTTGAGCTCCGTTCCGCGTCAGGAAGTTGATGCGCGCGATCGCGTCCTGCATCCTCCCCTGAGCGAACGCGGGATCAACTTGCGTCGCATAGTAAACGATCGCCTGATAGACGTTGTTGACCGCCGCCGCCTGGCTCGAAGCAAGCTGGCTCTCCGGGTTGCTCCCGTTGAAGCTGAACGTGACGTTAAACGCCACGTCATAGTCTTGCTGAACGCCGGCGAGGATCGCTGGACCGGATGGAGCCACCGGTCCTTGAAGGGTCCAAGAGATGGCGGGGACGTTCGTTGTTCCAGCGTTCGCCATTTAGCCGGCTCCCTGCGGGTTTGTGACGGTGAAGTTGGCCACGCCGACCTGGCCGGTGGTGGACACCACTTGAACTTGCCCGGAGACGCCGCGGGTTGAATCGAACGCGGTTATGAACACCTGAGCGGAGGCGACATCCTGCACGGTGAGCGCCGCGTCGACCAGATATTCCTTCAGCAGCGCGAGCGGGACGGCCTGCCCCAAGATGTTCGTCAGGTAAGGGACGCCCGCGGTGGTGTCCCAGAAATACTCACCGAGGAACAGGCGAATCGCGCACGCCGCGGCCTGAGCCTGCGGTGTGGTGGGCGCGGACGCCGGCGCCGGATCTGGCAACAACGCGATGTCGTTGTTGGTGTCCGTCATCAGGTCCCATGATACCGGGTTCAATTGCAGCGTGGCGACCAAGAGGCGTCCCCCTTCTCCGATTCCCCAATACCACGTTTGCTAAGGCACAGTCACCGGAACGCCGTTCACCTGAAACAATGTTGTCACCACGTTCACCGCCCCAACCTTCATCTGGATTTGGTTCGCGTTGACGTCGGTGAGCGTCATCCCGGTGGTGGAGGAGACCACCTGATTTCCGTTCTGGTCATGGATCGCGAAGGTCCCGTCCGACTTCAGCCACAGCGTTGCCGCCGGCACGTTGTTGAAGATGCCGCCGATGTAGATTCCGTCAGAGTAGCTGTATTGCCGGTTCGAGCCCGGGATGACTTGCTGCGTGGGCCCGTTCGCAAGCTTCGAGATGTCCCGGGACGCCGCCACCAGATACCCGACGTCGCCGGCCGCGGGATCGCAGATCACCGCCCACGGTCCGCCCTGAAGCCGGAAGAACGGGACGCCGTAGACGATCCCCTGCTGAACCTGATTGCCGCTTCCGTCTAGGAGGCTCACGAGAAGCTGAAGGTCGACCGTCCCGGCGGCCGGCGGCGATCCGTTCCCGACATGTACTGCCTTCACCTCCACCGGGATCGCGGTCTCGAGTTGCGCGATCAATTGCCGGCAGATGAAGATCGTGACGGAGGCATCCGAGTTGGAGTCCTCCGGGACTTGCTGGCCGGCGCCGATGCTCCCGCTCTGGGCTGTCTGCGTCATGAGACCTCAGGTCGGCGGAAGGATCGCGCGCGAATAGTTTGGGTTGTACGCATAGATGGTCGACATCCACTGGCCCTTCGGCAGCAAGGAATCCAGAAGGAGGTCCAGCTTGTTCACCGCCCATTGCGTCGGGAAGGTGGACGGCGCGTTGCCGGTGGCGTTCGGCTGGTTGGGCTGGACGGACGCGATCCCGGCCAAGACACTACTCTGAACTTCCACGAGCCCGCCGAAAGCGATCTGAGGGTTGAACAACGTCTTCACGATGATCCCCTGCTGCGTGAACACCGGGGAGGTTATCATCCCGGTGGCCTTGGATATCACGGGGACGCTTTGAGTCGTCCGGTTTCCGCCGCGCGGCCAGATCGAGAGCGTGTTTCCGTTGATGATCCCCCACGAAATCCCCGCCCAGCGCGCCAGCTTGTCCGCCTGCGTTTTCGCGGAGCCGGAGAGGTACGTCGGCGGCATCGAGATGGAGACGCCGTTGTTCTCGAAGCCAAGGTTCATCTGCCGGGCCAAGCCGGACATCGCGGTTGCCACGTCGAACGCCGCCGGGAAGCTGGTCGCCGGCACGCTGATCGAAGCGTCCGCGGCGCCGGCCAGGCACTCGAAGGTGAACGGCACGTCCGGCTGGTTGGTGTAGTCGCCATACGCAGCCCAGATCGTCCCGGAGAAAACGGTCGAAAGCTGCGGTGATCCGTTCACGACCTGTCCGGCCTGAATCGTGAGCGTGTTCTTCGGCACCAAGTTGAACACCAGCCCCAAGGTGGCAAGCTGGTTCATCAGGCTAGGCGTCATGCCCCAGATTCGGACCCGCGCCCGGCCGTCAACCGGGGCGCCGGAGTTCTCGATCCGGCACTCCACGCGGGAGCCGATCAAGTTCACCTGAGGCGTCCCGCTCTCCGCGAAGGTGTTCGGCTGGTTCGTTTGGGTGTTCTGCGCCAGCGTGACGGAAACTTGGACGATGCGCTCGACGAAGCTTGTCGTCATCCCGTCAGCCCCAAGTTCGAAAGGTCGGTCGGGGAGAGGTAGACCAGCACGAAGCGGGAGCCCAGCCCGGTGTAGACCGGATCGGAACTGCCTTGCGTGTCATAGAACACGAGGTCGCCCGAAAATCCGAGGTAGAGGTCCCGCACAATGCGCACCAAGTTCTTCCCCAGCGCGTTGTTGATGATGTCCGCCGTTCCGATCTCCACGGTCACGAACAGGCCGTAGTTCGATTGATAGACCGTAAGCGTGCAGGCCTGGCCGTTAAGCTGGGCTTGCAACGATTGGTTCGCGATCGGCTGAAGAGGGACGACTTGCATCAGTTCACCTTGACGCTCTGGAAAGCTTGCTGAACCTTCTGCGCCGGCGTGGTCGGCTGCACAACTCCGAGCGCCTGCGTTCCGGAATCCTGCGGTGACTTCGTGTTCGTGAACTGCGCGGAGGCCGTCACCGGAATCTGCTTGAACCAGAGATCAGCCTTGATGAGC